CATTATTTGCTATGGTTACAAGCTACAGCTAAAATCCGACTTTTGGGGCACATCAGAAACAATAGTAAGAAACGAGTATAAGCCGTTTAAGGTAGCGGCTGCTGGGCATGGTGGTGTAGGGTTTAAACGAAGCTCCTATAATAAGTATGGTGGTTATTACTTGTCTTCTAGTTTTGTTGGGTATGCTGGTGAAGAGTTAACCTATGATCTGGGGGTGTGGTTACAAGGTGGCACTGTGTGGATTAGTCCCCAAGCGTTACATAGGCATTGGGCATCCATAACTCGTGGCTACGCCAGACACCATTCAGAGGACTTTTATAGGAATTTATTTTCTTGCGCGTTTATACTGGCAGATGAAACCGCTGAAAATTATGTATATAAAATGTCGGACCACTTTAAGAAGTTTTCTAGACCATTTATGAAATCTAGAATGTTTGATTTAATTTCAGAAGCACGGATGCGTAGTAAACCTGCCAGAGAGTGGCTTAGAAACAAGCGGTTAAGACCGTTAGAAGAGCAGTTAAAATATTTTGATGAAAATGAGATCGCGTATAAGTGATGGCTAGAAACACTCCTTTAGACACAGAAATTGCTCGGTTAAGATCCACCCACGAATACTATGATGTTTATGTAAATCAGTGGTTTGATTATATTACTTTTTATGAAGGCGGTAAAGACCTTTTAAACAAGAAGTATATATTTAAACATACAAGAGAAAACGATGCTGATTATACTGCACGTATTAAACGGTCGCATAATTTAAATTACTGCTCTGTAATAGTTGATTTTTACACAAATTTTATTTTTGCAGAGTCTATTGAGCGAGAAGGTGGTACCGACGAGACATTTTACCGTGAGTTTGTAAAAAATGTCAATAAGAAAGGTGACACTATCACCGATTTTATGCGTACTATTTGCACGGATCTTCAAGTTTTTGGGATGCTTTACATTTTAGTTGATACCCCTGAACTAAATGTTTCCGATGCTGGGTCGGTATTGTCGAAGCAACAAGCAGAAGATCATGGGTTAAGTCCTTATTGGATTTTAATGCATCCAGATGAAATACTTGATTGGATTACTGATGATTTCGGTTCTTTTATTTATTTAAAAAGATGTCAAGATATTTATATAGCTAGCCCAACGGGTGGGAAACGTAGAGTAGAAAAGTATACCGAGTGGACTGGTCAGACTATTAAAATTTCTTATGTTGATGTTACAAATCCGCGAAGTCCAGAAATTTTAGTTGAGTGGGGGCAAGAGAAACCAAACCTTATAGGGCTTATTCCTGTCTGTTTAGCAAGATTTAAAAAGTCTAAGAAGTATCGAGGAATGGGAAATAGCTTCCTTAAGGACATTGTTTATAATAATCGAGAGGTTTTGAACCTTACTAGTTTGATTGATGAATACTTATATCGACAGTGTGTGATAGCTGGCACACTTATAGATTGTCCTAGAAATCTTGAAAAATATCCATATGGTGTTCCTATTAAAGAGTTGGTTGATAAAGAATTTTTAACTTACACCTGGTTAGCTGAAGAAGAACGCTTTACTTTGCGTAGAGCACACAGTGTTAGAAAGACTGGTAATAAACATGAAGTATGGCGGCTTACATATGCTTATTGTGATGAATATAACCAGGTGCAAACTGGCTATTTAGATGCGACACCGTCGCATCCAATTTTATTACAGACCGGAGAGTACATAGCATTAAGAGATTTGAAGCCACAGGATAAGCTCGTTCCGTTTAATTCGGAAGATCCCAAAATCGTTAGAGAAGCAAACGTAAACCATGAAGTAGTATTTGTAGAGTTTTTGGGGTACGAAGATGTGTACAACATGGTCGTGGACGACACACACAATTTTGTTGCGAATGGCATCGTAGTAAAAAATTGCTTTAACATTTTGGCAAAAGAAAAAGAGTCTCTTTTACCAATGGTAGGAGCAGATGAAGGGTCTATAGGTACTTCTAATTTGTGGGAGTTTCCCCAAGGTGGAAAACCCCCCGTGTATATTAGCCCGCCTTCAGGTCCAGCCGAATTCTTACAACAAGAAAGAGCTAATATTGTTGATGAGATTTATCGACAGGCTACCCAAGATTTGCGAGGGGATTTAGCCAACGGTAGTAAATCTTCTGGATTTAGCCAAGCGCAGTCATTTTCAAAGACGGTGCCGTTTATCGCGGAACGTGCAGATACGTTGGAAGAACTTGAAAATAAGTTAATGGGGTTAACCTTTAAGTATTTAAATAAAAAATGGAGTGGAAAAGTTAGTTATAAAGATGACTACTCTATTACCAATATTACAGACGCGATGACCCACCTACTTATGCTGTTTAAAGATTTAGCCCTTCCTTCGGAAACCTTTGCTAAAGCAGAATTAATAAAATTAGCCCAAATGCTTGATAATAAACTTCCCCAAGAAGAAAAACAAAAAGTTACACAAGAGATAAACGATCTTAACTTCAGTGATTGGTCGTCTAGTATAAGAAGTAGTTCTACATCCCCTGCAGCGCAACAGAAGCCAAAAAGTACTGGAACGATAGCGGAAATTGCACAAGAAGCTAAAGTGGGTGTTGGAGCTACTAATAAACTTAAATGAGGTAATTAAATGTCATATGTAAAGGATAGTATTGATTTGGCGGGGTATCCCCAGCCAGGAAAACATGGTTCTCCATCCCCACGTAAGAAATCTGTTGGTCCAGCCCCGGACACTATGGGATTTGGAATTGGCCCAAACGTAAAAGGCACAGGAACTTTGGGAGTACCAACGGCTATTGCAGAGAAAGGAAAGAAAAAGAAACTTCCCGCTGTAGCTAATCCAGATGGAAAAGATAATAGATCGTAAATAAACAAATAAGTCTGAACCCACGGCTAATAATATGGGGCATGTAGTTAAAAGGAAATTATTATGGCGGATAACGTATCCGAAAACAAAACGGCAATCACACCAAATGAGGGTGGAGGCAACACAGTAGCTTTTTCAGAAGAGCAGCAAAAAGCTTTTGACAGTATTATTGAAAAACGTTTATCGCGTGCGCATAAAGATCTACGTGCTGAACTTGATACAATAAAAACTGAAAAGGAAACTTTGCTAAAACAGTTGGAAGAGGCTAAACAAACCCAATCTACAGCAAGGTCTTCTAAAGACAAGAGTGACGCTGCAGATGATGTTCAAGCTATTAAAAATCAGTTAGAAGAATTACAAAAAGCTAATAAAACGTTGCTAACTGAGAAAGACGAAGTTAGGAAAGCTGAACTTAAAGCCAAACAAGATACCGACAGTGTAAAACAGCAAATGCTTGATTACAGAAAGAAAACAGAGATGCAGTTTGCGGCTCAAAAAGTTCCTTTTATTGATTTAGAAGCAATTATAGTTTTAACCGAAAGATATGTTAAATACGACCCCCAATCAAATGATTTTTTAGTTGTTAATGAAAAAGGTGGAGAACGTTATAGTACCACTAATGTTGGGGAGTTAATGACCTTAGAAGAGTTTTATAACGAATACGCACAGCAAAAGAAGCATTTGGTGCGGTCAGATGTAGTTGTTGGAACTGGATCTACTGAGTCTTTAAAATCAAACTTTGGTAAAACTTATAAGCTAGAGGATTTGTTTGGTCCTGGTTCAGATGCTAAGAAAGCAAATGAATTAGCTAAAACTGATAAACTAAAGTATCAAGAGTTTAAGCAAGAAGCTGTACGTCGAGGCTTAATCGGCGGTTCAAGAGTTTAGTATTTATATCATTTTATTTTTTTAGGAGTAATAAGAGATGTCAGCAACTTTAATTGCAAATATTATTGACCCTATCCAATAAACTTTGGGGTCAAACCAAAAACCCGCTCTGATTAAGCTGAACGCTGAAAAGCCAACAGACTGCAAGCAAGCGAAAGCTGTGCAGCAGTAGAGACTGAGCGAGCGGGCGTTCATTATGAGTGAATGATGCGACAGTCCGAACTTGTAGGAAGTATCTAAATGGAAACAAAAATTTGTACAAAGTGTAAATTACCATTACCCGTAGATAATTTTATGGGGCGTACCGGTAAAACCAGGCGACCTGGAGCAAAACATTCAGAGTGCAGGTCTTGTAGACAGGTTGGTCGTAAAAAACGTTACAGTGAAGATCCTGGTCATGTTAAAGGTATCTTGTCCGCTCAAAAAAATTACCACCGACTTTTACGTGAGCAAGTAATACAGCATTATGGTATGAAATGTAATTGTCCTGGGTGCAGTGAAGATCTATTTGAGTTCTTGACGTTTGATCACGTTCATGGGCGTTCTGAAGAACATAAGAGACAACCTCACAATGGTAGTGGTTTTTCTGGACATAATCTTGTTAGATGGATTATAGATAACAATTACCCAGCCACGATTCAAATACTTTGTTACAACTGTAATTGTGGTAAAAGAACTTCTAAGCAGTGCCCTCATTTAGACAAACTACAAGACGTAAGCAGAAATGACTTGCGAGAACCTGATGATGTTTTTTATCTCTAGGTTTTTAACAAAAACAGCAACTTAAAGCATTACTTTAATAGTTTATTGTAAATGCTTGAATTGCTTACCTTTGGAAGTCTTAGGCGATCAAATTGCCGCGAAGTTTCCCGATATGCTAGTTCTTGGTAAAACAGAGCTAGTTCGAGTTAACGGGGAGTTTCCTTTCGGTTCACCAGGAACTCTGTTTAAGATTCCTTTTTGGAATCGTATCACAGGGTTTGCGGATATGTTGGAGAATACACCACTATCTACAAATAACATCACATCTGCCAGTGAAACCGCCACGGTAGTTCGTGGTGGAGCTGCGTGGGAAGTTTTGGATACCGCTCAGTTGGTATCTATGTCAGACCCCGCTGGGGAAATTTCTAGTCAGATTGCGCGTCGGGCTGCTGAGTTTATTGATGCCAAGCTTGTTGCACAGTGTGATTTGACCCCCAATAATTTTGATCAGAATTCTTCGGCTGTGTGGACAAACACGGCGGGGACTTTGGATCAGAATGCAATCATCAAAGCTATGACTTCAAAACTTGGTGATAACCATGTGAAGCTGCTTCAGGGTGGTTGGATTATCATGCACTCCAAAGTGTATGGTGAACTGCTCCAAACTGGTGCGATTCAGAACCAATATCAATCAAGTCTGAATGGACAGGGTAACGTGATTCTTGGTGGAGTTCTGCCAATGATTGCCGGTTTGAAGATCCATGTTTCGGATCGTGTTACTTCAAACACCATATCCAGCGTTCAGCAATACAAGACTTACCTGGTAGCTCCAGAGTCTTTGGCTCTGTTCTATCAAAGAGAAGTTCAGGTAGAGTTTGACCGAGATATTCTGAATAAATCAGATGTTATTTCTGCCGACGTGCATTTTGCTCCGCATCTTTATGGTTATGACGATGCGACTGCAAGTGTCGTGGCTCAAGATAATAAGTCAATCGCTGTTGTTAGAATTAATACAATATAATCAACAACTTACATATTTTAGTGCGGGTGGGTGTAATAACTTGCCCGCACAAAATAAAGGATAAATTATGGGGATAGGATTACTTAGAAGGGCGAATAAGATAAAGTTTGAGAGACGGGTACTTCAAGAGGTAGGGTTGACTCCAGAGGAAGAAGCATATATTCAATCTGAAGTTAATAGGAGATTAGCAAACCGTGAAGTAGAAACTCCAACGTTTATTGATTTGAAAGCAGATACTACAATTACTGATGCGCTTATCGCAGCGGACTTGGAAAAGAAATCTAGGGTTAGAAAAAACAAAGCTGTAGAAATTAAGACTGAAGTTTCTGAGTAAAATAAAATGGCCCTTACAGTGGATACAACTATATCTGGAGAATTCGCTAATTCGTTTGTCAACGTAGCGTATGCGGATGACTATTTCGATAATCATTACGACACTACTAAACAAACTACCTGGGGGGATTTAGATGATGGGCCAAAGAATGCGTTGTTAGTTCAAGCGGCGTCCATTATTAATTCATTACGGTTTACATATCCGTCCCTTAGAGAGGATTATGAGTTAGAATATGATAGTTATTCAAAAAAGGTCATTTCTTTAACTAGTGATATACGCCCCCTAAAAAGAAGTTATTTGCAAAACTTACAATTTCCAAGAAATATAGATGTGCACTCACAAACAGGTGTGGCGTATATACCGGAAGATATAAAAATTGCCCAGTGTGAACAAGCCATTGCTTTAAAGGGTTACTCATCTACCTCAATTACTAAAGTGTTGGGGGGTATTAAACGGGAAATGGTTGAAATTGGCGGACAAATTACTCAGGATATTACGTATGCGGATTCTGGAACGATGACGAATGTGGGAGTTGCTACAGTAGATCCGTTAGCATTACAATACGTCAGTAAATATCTACTTAGAAGTATGCGATTAGAGAGAGTGTAAATGGGGCTTGCTGAAGATTTAATTGTTACAGTGGATAAGATTTTAGGAACTTATGCACCAACTA